TTCCGCTAACTGGCGGCGGACGCTGTTGCTTCCGTAGGGTTTGCGTGGGCAGTCTCCACTACCTCAAAATCCTCAACGGACACAAGCCAAGTGTCATAGTCGCGGCCTTCACGCTTATTGACGTTGAGCTGATGCCACGCCATAAACATGATGTCATCAATACCGATACCGGCTTGTAGATCGCTGGCGCGGCGCTTGAACTTGCGTTCCCACGCAGCAGCCGTTGCAATTGTCGTTGTGACTTGCTCTGTAACTAACTCTGCTGCTGGTGTCTTGAATGACACCTTGATGGTTAGTTTCACGCCGTGATGTCCTCTACGAGCACGCCACCAGTGATGGTGATTTCCACTTCTGACAGTTCACCTACAGAGCCGTTCACCAAATCGAGCGACTCAAGGTATCCGCCAGTGATTTGGAACTCTGGGTTGGTTGCCGAAATGCCAGCCGAGGTCGGCTTGACAGCGACGTACACGTTGGTGCCGACAAGGCTGGTGAGGTCAACGTACGTACCGGGCGTTGCCGAGTACTCCATGAGCAGCGTCGCGGTTACGGTCACGTTGGTCAAACCACCAACGAACTGGCGGCCGGTGTTGCCAAACGAAGTGGAGTCAAGCGCTTCACGCGACTTGGTGATGACCACAGATTTGCACTGATCCGTCAAGTCTTTGACTGAACCGGCAGCGGCACCGATGTTGAATGTTGGGGAAGCCAGGTAAGTGGTTGCGTTAGCCATGTAGCGAATCTCCTCTACGTCGAGGGTCGCTGCTTACCCGTAGGGCAGTCTAGTAGCCCTAAGGGCTTACTTTGGTGCGTATCGTCAGCTCGTAGGCAGGGTAGTCAGCGCCACCATACGACACCGTGGTTGGGCGTGCATCCGTCAAGCCGATTTGTGCAGCGCGAATCAAATCAATGTTGTCCAGCAGGCTGTCAAGCGTCCTGTTATCACCAGTGCCTAGGGCAGTCATTACGACGCGGAATTCCATGTCAGCGACCACGTTGGTAGCCATCATGATGGTCGGTGCCTCGACAAGTGCACACGGTGGGTTCATGTTGCGTGGATCATCAAACACGCGCAGCCCGGTAATCGTCTGCAGCTTGGTAACCAGTTGGTCGTAACCATCCTTGAACATGTTTGCCATGTCAGGCCACCTGTGGCTTATTGACTCCGAGCAAACGCAGGATTTGACCGTAGTTGCCTGTCACCGGGCCACCTGTGGCTAGTGGGTCAAACGACGCAAACGCCTCTGTGGAGCCGCGTTCACGGTAAAGGATTGCCGCGTACTGCACGGTGCCAAGCTTTACTGCGCCATCAGGCACTGTGGTCGGGGAGTCAAAATAGCCTGATTCCTCGCGCTTACGGTACGCAAATTGGTTCGCTGCACTGACAGCCATGTTTGCTACGTCAAGGTCGGCACTCGGGTTGGTGAAGGTGAAGCCGAGGTAGTCCTCGACATCGCCCAGGACAATCCATGAGCATGTCACCGAGTAGGTGCATGTCCCGGTGGCGGCTGCTCGATCAGCGTCAGCCGTGGTCAGCGCAAACAGCACCTGATTGGGGATGATGGTGTCAGTGTCGTACTGGTAATCGCCTTGTTGCGATACGCCGATGAAGTAGTACTCGGGCAACGCCAAAATCTTGTGCGTACCATTCCACGTGGCATTGATGCCGGACAGCGTGATTGACTGCCCTACCTCGAAGCTGTGGTTCTCCAGCAACTGAACGACGGCAACGTTACTGACTACCTGTTTATGGGTGAGTGAGTAAGTTGCCACCGTTCAGTGTCACCTGGAGGGAGTGAACTTAAACGAGCTTGACGAACTTGGTTGCGTCAATCATGAGCGTGGCGAAGTATCCACGGAACTTGATGTAACGCGACAGTGAGCCGTCAGCGGCCTCAACTTGGATTGCGCCCTTCTGTTGCTCAAAGATTTCAAAGCCATCTGGGTGTCCAACAATTGCCGTGTCGGCAGCAAAGTTGCGGTCAACCACAACGGTCAAGCCGAATGCGTTGCCGGTCAACTGACCTGGTGACACTGCGCCGAATGCGTTCATTGGTCCGATGTTCGGGAACAATGGGCGATCTGCATCATCCACAAGCTTGCCGAGGAACGCCCAGTTGTTGGGCGAAAGGAACAAGTGTGTTGGCAGGTTGCCGTTGCTCGAGCTCAGGATGGTTGAGGCAGCGTTGTAGATTGCGCTGACCCAATCGCCTGGCACGGTGCGGTTGCTGATGGGCTCGGTGGCCGATACGCCTGCGAGAAGCGCGTCGGCTGCCACGTTGTCGGTTTCGTTGGCGTAGATACGCGCCATGTCATCAACCAGCAGGCCGAGCACTTCTGGCTCAGTCCAATCCATGTCCTCTTCCGACAAACGGACGTAGCCGCCGTAGACGTTCTTTGTCACGTTGTTGTTGCTCACAACGAAAGTGCCCGAGTCGAGGTTGGCGTTTTCGCCGTTGCTCAAACCGATTGTGGTGTGCGTGGTCACTTCTGGGCGACGGAACACTTTGCCGCCACCGGGCATCGCCTTGACACCGATTGCGTCAACGACTGGGCGCAAGCCACGGAAGTTGTTGTACACCGGGCCAAGGATTGGCTCGGGCAGAATGCCGGGCGTGTCGGTCGTGACTACATCGGGCGCGGCAGCGCGGATGTTGGCAAGAAACTGTTGCGCTTCGGATCCGCCACGGATGATCTTGCTGATGTATTCAGCAGCTGATGGCAGCTTGAACTCGGCGCGTGGTGCAGCGAACAGCATTTGTGGTGCTGGTGCTGGTGCTTCTACGGATGCTTCGACCTTGACTTCGGACATTGTGGTTGTCTCCTCTTGTGGTTCGGTCGCTGCAACCTCTGTAATCATAGCGCCCTTGAATGCAGGTGCCGTGACAAGTGATAATTCTACCCAGTTGGCCTTTTTGATGACCATGGTGCCGTTGTCGTCGTAGGAAGCGTCAACTACGTCAACACCTACTGATACCGAGTCAACTGCCTCGTCTTTGATTAGCTCGAGCATGTCGTTGCCTTCGCTGGTGGCGCTAATTCGGGCCGTAAACAGCATGCCTTCCTCGGAGTCAAGCCGCCCGGTAACCACACCTACTGGCTGCTCAGAGTCGTGGTACTTGAGCAGCTTGGGCTTCTTGCCAGTGATCGGCAATGAGCCGCGCTCAAAGCGAACTCGAGTTCCGTCGCTGACAGTGGCTTCGGTGTTCCAAGGTACGGCAACACCAGAGATTGAGCGTTGTGACTCGCCATCCTCAGCCAGGACAAACGTGTTTTGTGCAGTTAGGCGAATCATGAATTCTCGCTTTCGTCGTTAGAGGGTATCTCCCGAGAAGGTGCAGCGTTGTCCTCCTCGGGAGACATTTCGTACTCCTCTAGGTATGTCTCAATGTCCAAATAAATGTAACGGCCTCGTGGCGTGATGTTATTCATGCTCAACGTCTGCTCGATGCAGTCAATGAACGGTTTGGCACCAAATAGGTACAGGTCTTGGCGTGCCTGTTGCGCGTTTTGGTAGGTCATGCCGGAACCTGACGGTGCACCGACAAGGTAAGGCGGAATGTTTGCAATGCGCGCCATTTCCAGCGCCTGATAGGTGCGTGCTTCGGTCAACTGCAACTTGCTCGGATCCATGTAGGACTCTTTCCAGTCCACGTACTGGTTCAACGCAGCAATCGCATTGTTGTTTCGTGCAGCTGCAAAGCCAGCAGCAAGTTCGGACAGTTCCTCGGCGCTCAATGGCTCGCCTTCGGTCTGCTTGAGTACGCCTGCCGGGGTTTGATTCTTGGCAAAGCGCTCGGCGCTGGTGTCAAGGTTGATGTTGGTGCGAATTGATCGAGCGCCCATCGTGAGCAAGCCTTGGATTGGGCTGAGGAATTGCACGACATCGTTCGGGTCAAGCCTGTAGCCGTTGAAGTACACCTCTTTGCTGGGGCCGAACCATTGAGGCCCGGCTTGGTCGCGTGTCTGTACGTCATTTGCTGGAATCCACGTAAAGGTTGCTGGGAAACCGTTGCCGAAGCGGCTAGTCACAATCCAGAATGCGCGTCCGTAGAACAGCAGGTCATCAGTAGTCCAGCTCATGATGAAGTTGCGTGTGACGTTCGGGTCGGGCTGGTGGAACCATGTGTCATCGGGCAGGTCAATTTCCTCGTAGTCGTCATCCATCCACTGCTTGGCGTACTGATGAATCTCTAAGCAGCCAACCATCGAGCAGATCAAATCACGTGCCCGGCTAATAGTGGGAATCTGGATGGCAGCCGACCTATTGAAGTCGGTCGTATAGGTCATGAAGTTGCCGACGAGCGGATTGCCAGCAGCGCCAGCTGCACCTATCTGTGCGTTTGTGTTGTTAGCGACTGCGCGCTTTAGTGAGAATGCCATCGTGGCATCAGTCTAGGCACTTGATGCAATCATGGGTCGGTTCACCATCGGTCGCGGCTTGGCACACATACCGACAGCCCACACCAGACACCGGGCTAACTCAATCGGGCCACTTGACTTTTGTGATGACAACGCAATAGCGCCCGGAGTTTTGACCGCAACAGCACGACCAACATGCTCAGCCAACATCGTCTCACCAGTGTGATTGACGCGGCCTTCATTGATGAGGTTTTTGACCATTGACGTGTAGCGGCCTATCTCCTGATAGCCGACCAGCACCCTGCGACGTTGCAGATCGGAGGGGCAGTTGGTGTCCAGTGTCGGCGTGATAGCAACTTGCAAACCTGAGTTGGAGGCCAACTGGGCACGAATGTTATCCCACACCTGTGTCACTGTTTCGCACATGAATGCGACAGTCGCACAAAGTATCCCAGCAGTATTCGCGTTCACACGTACCGCCACGTACCTGCCATCGTCGAGCGATACTTCTACGGCGAGCACGCCACCGGGCAACGGTGGCAAATCGGTACGCAACGATTCCCATTTGCCGGGCTGCAGCCACGACAGCTCTGATTGCACCCATAGGTTCACGCTAGATCGCAGGAAGCCTGCACGGTTCGGCCCTTTGGATTCAGCCTGGACGGTACGAATGTCAAGCGTGTGCCCAAGCGCTGGGTTGGCGTACTCCCACGCGGCTTCGCTCATCGGGTCAAGCTCAGGCGGTGGGCTGTACTCCGCTAGGTACACAGAATTCGTGACTTCGCCTGAGTCAATGGCGCGTATGCCCTGCTCACGCCACCTAAGCATTGCGATGGAGTCCTCGGTGCCTGCTGTTGACCACATCGAGCACAGTGGGTTGGGTCGGGCGCGCTGAGTCGGCAATAAGCCGATGTCAAGTGTCTCAGAATCAATGCCAAACACTTCGTCAGCAATGATCAGGTCAACGCTCATGCCGTGACCGCTTGATGGCCTAGCTGCTTTGACGTACCAGCGCGAGTCACCGACTTTGATGCTGTTACGACCATAAGCCCACACAGCTTTGACACTGAACTTGGCTTCAATTACCGGGGCTAGGTCTTGAAATAGGGCTGTGGCTAAGTCAAGCCTGTGCGCTGTAGTGAGGATGGTTTGAGGGCCGACCTGCGTAGCGTGCTGAGTTAGCCACCAGCCCAGCAGCGCCTTGAGCGCTACGGTCTTTCCGTTTTGTCGAGCGACGGACACAAGCGATACGTGGTTGAGGAACTGCCCTTCGGCATCCACGGCAAGTTGACCGTTGAGAACATGCCGTTGCCAGGGCATGAGCTCCACTCCGAGAATGCGCTCAGCCCAATCTGCAACTTCCGGGCCGTAACTTCCGGCTGCATCAGTGATGACCGTTTCAATTCGTGGCAAGTCATGACCTTTTCCTTTCCGTTCAATGACCTTTCCTTGGGATAAGGAAAGAGA